TTGCCGAATCATAAATAGCAGCCCAATAACGCTTATGTTGGCTACCAGCACCTTCGTCTGGCCAATGCTCAATAAGCAAACTTGTTTCATGCCCCATAGTGACTTCTGAGACATCACCTTTGTAATGCGCACCAAACCCACTCATGGTATCAACTCCGCCAGTATGACTACCTCTACTTGGAAGGTGTGTCGGAACAACTTTTTGGTCCTATCGCTTAAATCAGTACGGGTCTTCAAAACCATGCGGTCAAAGTTTTCTCCATCACCTTTTCTCGACACATGAATAATTCTGCGCATTTCATTTTCCATCTTCCTAAGCCTAGAGCGACCTTTAGAAGTTCTCATATCTACTGTAATGTTAACACGAGTAGTGACGAAATTGTATAGAAGGTCAGGTACTTCTTCATTCAGCGCTGTCTCATAGCAGAGAATAAAATCACTGCGTTGTAAATCCAAACGCTTACCACGCTCAGGACCTTCACTGGCTATATCGATAACGACAGGCTTGATGTTGTCCGTGTTTGCTCTATTCCAACCAGTTTCAGTCCCAGCGTCATAATTGGCCTTGAGTAAATCAATAACCGTTTCCAAAGGCTCTTTCCAATCAGCCGTCAAGCAAACACCACCACTTCCTTGTAGCGGCTCAGTATTTCCATGGCCTCTTTTCTATAGAGTTGTATCTTAGAGCCTAAGTCTACATTCTGAGAGCCTTCTGGAATCAACACACTCCTATCATCAGCCATGAGTAGGTCAGCAGCCACTAACTTAGTAGCAGCCTCCTCAATGGCTTTCTCAAGATAGCGCTCACCATAAATGTAGGATACCTTCACAGCATTCCACTCAAAGAAAGGATATGAGTTGTTGAAGTAAACTATGCCCATTTCATGGTCAAGCCACCAATCACGAAGCCTTGCATTGTCACCACTACTTGAGCCGCCTTGCAAATCTACTAGGAAAGTAGTTTGAGTAATAGTTCCTGTAATGGCACCTAAAGAACCTGTTACTGCTTCACAACCAGTAAATGATGTAGCAGTCTTACCTGTATATCTAAAGACATCGCCACTGGCGTCTATAGCGACACCTGCATTGGTAAACCCGGTAGTGGAAGCAACATTGACAGTTGTAGAATCGAGACTTACAAACGTAGTGCTGTTTTCTTGCCCTTGGCTTATAGAAATATCAGAAGATGTAGTAACTATGCTGCATACTTCTCCTGCCTTTACTGCTCTCATAGATGTCAGTTTTACAATTCCTGTACCATAGTCTGCATTTGCTGATGCTAAGAACTCATTATTTACTGCTACATTAGATGTAGAGCCTTCTAATGTAAATGCGGGTGCAAACTCTACTGCTGCTTTGCTAACTCGGTCTTCTTTGTTAATGAGGTCGGCAAAATTTTGAGCGACAGTAGTTGCATCAAAGTCATCTCTCCACTGGTTAGTTCCTGTGCCCTGCGCTAATGTAGCAACATTACCGTTACCGGGCGATAAATAAATTGCTGAGGAGGCTAAATTAGACACATCATCAAACTTAATTCTGACTTCGGCGCCACAAATTTCCCTGTAGTCATCACCTTGCCAAAGTTCTATCCTTAGCATTTGCTGAACATTTCTGAACAATAAAGGAGTGGTTCCTACGTAGTCAGTATAATATCGCCTTCTGTATGGCTTGTAAGTATCAAAGTTGATGTACTCAGCACTGACAAGATAAGGCCTCCAAGCATTGTGCGTGTAGTTATCTATGCGGTCTTGGACCTCTTTGATACGTGTCTCCACCACGCTCTTCTTCATTCCCCTAAGTTTACCATTGGTGAATGCAGCCTGATTCTGAACATAGGTATTGAGTGCTATGGTGTAATTGGTATGAGTGCCCACTCCCCAAGACTCACTGAATTCAAGCCCTACTCCATTAGCGCTAGAAGTAATCGCATCTACAATTGCAGTGAAGCCTTGTGGGTCATTATCGCTGTAAATCAAGATAGAGTCTCCGACTTCAAACCCATGGTCACGAAAATCTGCACCAGTGACATATACAGTATTGGTACCGGAAGTAGAGTCGAAAGACACCAGTACGGCCTCTCCCGGCCCCACACCAAGAATATCTGCTACTTTCTGAGCAGTAGTATAGACTATAGCGTCAGGGTCAAGTGGCCTTGTCTCAGCCTCTCCGGGTGAAAACACTACTGGCATCTTCCATTCCCCTCACCTTGAGCCAAGCGCTATGCTGTCAATAACCTTGCCGCCACTTTACTCCTTTGTACTCAGATTAAAGTCCATCTTAACACCACAAGTACGGCACTTATCTACCCAGCAAAAGTACAGCATTCCGCAACTTTTGCACCGTGTACCTGTACCAATATTGAGGACATCGCCTGCATTCTTATTGCGGTTGCGTTGCTTGAGCGTCACGCCTTCAAGTGGCTTATCTTCATTAACACGAACAGACGCACCATAGGATTCATCAAAGCGAATACCACGCTTTTGCAAGCGCTCGATGTCATCAAGTCCTAGGTTGCCTACAGATTGCATCGCTATCCCGCTCACGCCTTGTAAATGATTACCAGATAAGCGTTTCCGAGGACGTTCAACATTTCTATACCTACAATGGTATCAGCCGTATCGGCATCAGTGACTGCATCAAACCCTGCATCAAGTAAGGTCTGTATTGCTGATGCTCCTGAAAAATCATTGGGCGGTAGTGGACCTACCACTTTAGATTTCAAATTGCCTAGACTAGCGCTACCCATAAGTCATCACCTCAAGAGCGACGACCGATTGCCAAGAATGTACCTGTAGTTGATGCACCTGTTTGACCGTCATCCCCATTGTGGATAGTTACTGTTGTGCCGTTTACTTGGACAACGTCAGCAATGTTCAAGTTTGCAGGAGGTGTAGTCGTGACTGTAACCGCTGCTGGTACAGCAGTAGGTGTCAAAGTAATCATGTCAATGCTTGCAAGAATACTACCTAGGTCGATTGTTGTATCAGCCGCTGCATAAGTTCCTGTCACTACCATTCTGTCTCCAAAATAACTTGGTCTTTCATCGATTGTTACTGCCATGTTCATCCTCTCCTTCCTATCGCAAACCAGATTCCGTCATCGCCACCTGATTCAGTAAAGTGTACTGTGGTACCTACTATGCCGACAGGATTTGCCTGCTCTGTGGTAGACGATGGGATAACTGTAGCCATCAAGACCTCGCTCATGAAAGAACTCAAGTCAATCGATGTGTCTCCATTTTCCCAAGTACCTGTAAGTACTACCAAGTTTCCTAACATTGTTGGGCGCTCATCAAATCCGATTGCCATATTCACTCAACTCCTTCAGGTTCTTCGATTACTTCCTCTTCTATAGTCTCTTCGACTACTTCCGGTTCAGGTGCTGCTGGGTTAAGGGTGGACTCTACCAAGCCTAGTAGTTTAGCCTTGGTAGAGTACCCGCTAAAAACGGTCCCCTTTTCCTTTAACCATGCGGTAATGTCCTTCTTTGTCCAACCGCTATCTGGTATGCCGTCGCTTCCAAAGTCCACAGTTTCTCCTGCGTCCCCTTCGATGACCAAGCCCTTGAGCCTGACCAAAGCACTTCTGTACTGGTCGATATACTCTTGAGAGACCTCTCTTGAGTCCCCTCTGTATATCTCCGTTCCATCTTTGAGCATGTGATAGCAAGATGAACCATTATAGGTTATCTTAGGCACTCAAAGCACCTCAGTTGTACAATACCATCAAGTCAGCAACTACGTCTGCTGCGCCACCAACTACGTGTAGTGTAATCGTTGTGCCACTTCGTGAAATATCAAGGGCCATGTTGTTGCTTGCATGAGCATCGTTGACTGGTGTTGCATCATTCTCTTGGATAAATGCACTTAGAATGCTTGTAATCCCTCCAGCAAGAATCACGGTCTCATCATCCGCAACGCCTGTTAGTGAAATCAAAGCCATCTTAGGTGCTGGGTCGTATCCGTTTGCTCCGTCAGAGTTTACTGCACTGAAAGTGTCAGGTCCTCCACCGGGGTAAGAGGTGTCCGATGCACCATCCTGCCATTCAGCAGTGCCATGAGACCCTGCTCTTAGTTCCCAAGCACCCACGAGGGTCGCTGTTGCTGTTCCACTTATTGTTAATTCTTCCATATCAAATCACTCCGTTATTTATTCTCCATCACCCTCACTGTAGGTCTCGGATTTGTCCTTGCCCCCTGAAGAAAGTAGTCCAAACTTCACCCATTGTTCGGTAAAGTCCTTCCTGACCTAGTCTGTTAATGGCGAATGGGTCACCAGTTTCAATACCAGACTCAAAGTACTGAGTTGGCTTTGCGGTACTGTAGTATAGGTAATCAGTATCTAGCATGTAGATTCTGCTGATTCCATCAGTTGCATCAACGTCCTTGGATGGAATAATTGGTACACCGTTGTAGGTTGCCACGATGAATCCTGCTTCGACACCGGGTACACCCTTGACGCCGTTGTAGGTTGGAACAACACGCTTCTCTTCCATGAACCTCTGCTGGCTCTGTAGGAGTTGCTGGATTCTCATTAATGTGTCATATCCAGTTAGCATAACCTTAGGATTGCCTCCACGCTCCCAGAGCCTCCTGAAGAGGTCATCAAGGTGGTCAAGGCTCAAAGTCCTAGAGGTTGATGTGTTTGAGACAACATTGTTGCTCATTTCAGCGTTAGACCAAGAGTTTCCACTTCGGCTAATACTGTAGATATCAAGGTCAGAGTCAGCGCTTAGATTGTCGTGAGTACCATCCATTCCAGTGGTTGTGGTAGTAGCCGAATTGTGTGCGGCTGTAATTCTGTCAAGAGACTCGATGTTGTTGCCTGCAGTTGTGTCAACGTCAGTCAATAGCATCTTGTTTATCATTTCAGCGTGGTGCTTACCCATTTCTTCTTTCAAGACAGAGCGGATGTCTCCTAGACCGTCATCTTTGTCATTCAAGAAAATTGCAACTTCGCTCATGTCGAATGAGTGAGCGATGGTCTTTGGCTTTGCAGCAACGTGCTGGAAAGTTGGCTTGACGGTCTCAGGTAGTGTACCGTTCTCTGCAATTCCACCGTGTACTGTACCAGCGTTTGGCTTGTCGGTGACAACTCTCCATCCACTGCGGTCCCATGGCTTCTTTGGTAGAATACTGAAAGCGTTGAACTCTTGGTTCAACTGACTCCATACCTTGCGGCCATAAATAGCCTGATAGGTTCCGCCGGTCGTGCTGAGGAGCGGTGCATCAGCCTTCAGTAGTTCGGACCCTGTGTAAGAGTAGCCCATTGAACTTCCTGCGCCGTAGTAGTATCGCTCCATATCGTTAACTGTTCTCATATAATTTCTTGCCATTCATATCCCTCCTAGTTCCATACACTCCCAGCGAGGCGGTGAACCTCGTCCCAGTCCATGTTTGCGAGTTCTTCTGTTGAAGGAATCGCTAAGGTGGAAGCGTCGTTTGCCTTGCGGATGGTTGCATCTGCTGGGGCAGTGTTGATGTTATCGATGCGCTCGCTGAGGTCAGAGAGTGCTTTCTCGATGTTTGCTAGAGGAGTGCGTGCGTCAAATGCTGATGCTGCACGAGCCTCTGCTTCTACGGTCATCTCCTTCTGGAGGCGCTCTGAGAAAACAGTTCCAAGGTTAGCCTTGAACTGCTCTTCTAGTGCTGCTGCCTTGTAAACCTCGTAAGCAGCCTCTACGTCAGAAGCACTTACGTTGCTTGGTGATAAGTAATCGCTCTTAGCAACTTCTTTGCCACTGTTGATTCTACCAACTGCACCGGTAGACGGGGAACCGCCCTCGGTTGCTCGGCCCTTAACCTGTCCAGCAAAGTAATCAGCACCGTCGCCAATCTGCTCAGGTGTGCTGCCTAGGTTAGCCTTGGCTACATCGTCAAAGTGAGTTCTGGCTGATGCGATGTCAACGCCTTGAGACTTCAAGGTGTTCTCC